TCGCCGGTCAGCGTGCCCAGCTCCCGCGCACGGTCACGCAGGCTGGCCATCTCGGCATCGGTACGGTTGAGTAGCTGCAGCAGACTGGCATCGATACCCAGGGCGCTTGCGAAATGTTCCTGCTCAGCCATGGAGAGATTGAGCGCCCGGAACCGCTGGCGCACCTCCTCGAGCACGGTGTCGGCGGTCTTGACGTGACCCGAGGCGTCCCGCACGGAGATCCCGAGGCGGGAAAAGTCTGCGCTGCCCTGGATGGCCGCGGTGCCGATGGTGGCAGTCAGTCCTCGGATCGTCGATTGCATGGCCGCCGCGCTGCTCTGATTCTGCTCGGCCATAAAACTCAGCTCTTGCAGCCCAGCTACGGAGATCCGAGTCTGACGGGACAGGGCGCCGATGGCGTCCACGCCGGTCAGTACGCCATTGGCCCATAGGCTGAACCCGGCGGCAGCGCCCTCCAGGGCGACAAACATCCCGCCGAGCAGCTTGATGGAACCACCCAGCGAGACGTTGTAATCGGTCAGGGGTTTGGTCGAGCCGAGGAACCCGAATTTAGTGACTAGCTCTTGAATTACGGCGACCGTCATTTCTATTTTCCTCGACTCTGCTGCAGGTGGTACAGCTCGATGTCATTCTGGATCTGTTCGAACTCCACCGCATCCAGAAAGCGCGATGTATCCCATTGCTCGATCTCCGCTACCGACCCATAGCCTTTTCGTGCCAGATGAAAAATAGTCGCATCATCATCCGTCACATTGGTGAATCGGATATAATCGCCGCCCTCCGGCCGAACATGGATATTCAGCCGGTAACGCTTGCGGGAAAAAAAGGGTAGCTGATCACCGTCATGGCCGTGGTGATGAAGGTGATGTAATCATCCGGGTAATCCTCCCAGTGGCCGTCCCCGACCTTGGAGAGTAACGAGCCATCGATCGATACCGCATTGTTGATCACATTCTCCACGGGCTCGAATGCCGGCGTGTCCAGAAACCCGAAATCGTTGCGCTCAACAGCGGCGGCCACTTGCGTGTAGAATGAGAATACCTTGCGGCGCTGCTTATGCGTCATCTTGCAGAAAGTGTAAATCCGGCCGTTGATCTCCGCTTCGCCGTCCTCATAGACGGCGCGGATCATAGCCAACGCTGCTTTTTTCTGTTCGTCCATCCTCTCAGCCTCCTGGCCTACAGGTTACGGGTGGCATTGCGGAAACGGATAGTGTATTCCAGCATGCCGTTGCCGTCGGTGTTGTTTTTGGTGTTGCCCGGGCGGGTGGTGATGCTGCCGTTCTCGAGGATGAACGACTCGGCGCCGGCGGTGTTGTCGCGTGTGAAATCCTCTTTCAGACTGCCGTTAAACACTACCGGCTCCTCCTGGTTGATCGCACTATTAAGGAACACGTCGGACCCGCTCATCTTCTGCACGCGGATGATGAGGTCGTGGACCCCGCCATCGTTGCGCTTGTTGATGTTCACCGAACCGTTCGTGCCGTTGATCTGGCTGGTGAGGTCATTCACCGGGTTAAGCTCGACGATATCACCCTCGGCAAAATCGACGATCGGAAAGCCGTTTAGCACCAGTGAGACGCTATCGGCGGACATTGTGATCACGGCCATGACGGACCCCTATCAATAGTTGAAGTTGACGATGATATCGGTGGAATGCACCGCGCCCGCATTTTTGACCCCAGCCTGCAGCACCGGCGATTTGCGGGCCTGGCGGTCGGCGGTCGACTGGTCGGCCAGTTCACCGGCGAGCCAGTAGAAACCGTTCTGCTCGATATTCCGTTCGAAGGTCTCACGGTCCCCGAAGTAATCCGGGCTGCTCCAGGTGCCGGGGGCGAACACGCCGGCCCGCACGAAACCGCGGGTCGTCTTCTCGCCCTGGTCGACCAACTGATTGACGCCGCGCTTCGTCTGCGGGATCTTGGTCGCAGTGCCTTTGAGTAGGTTGTACATGTCCGTTTGCACCGCATCGACGAACGCGATCAGGTTGTATACGTTATCGACGTAATCATTGGCGCCCGAGGTCAGGATGCAGGCGGTGTTCTTGATCGTGGTGTAGATATCCAGGCCGACCGCCTTGGCCGCCGCGATATCGGTCTGGCTGTAATCCTCGGCGGTCACGGCCAGCGTCTTGAGGTGCATGGTCAGGGCGCTGCGCTCAGCATTGAAATTGACAGTGTGCGCCCGGGCCATGTAGCTGGAAGCCATACGGCGATCGCCGGCGGCGCTGTAGAGCATGCGGTAGTTTTTCAGACCGGCCAGCTTGTTCGCCCACACGACATTGGTATCGGCATCCAGGGCCAGATAGGTCGAGCCGCTGAATACCTCATAGACCAGCACGCTGTTGGCTTGCGCCCAGGCGGCCATCAGTGCCCGATTGACATCGGTATCCTCGTCGATGAAGGTCAGGCCCTTGAAATTCACCAGTGCTTTGAGGGCCGTCGCTGCGGCCACCTGGGTCTCGGCCGACAATACGGCGGCGTCGGCGCCCTGCACGGTCACGGCACCGGAGCCCGCTGCGAGGGCCAGCAGATCGCCCAGGAATGTGCCAACGGTGTGCGCCACCGCGTACTCCATGAGCGAGAGTACGCCGGTGGTCGCGCTGGTGATGACGATGGCGCCGTTCACCACCTCGGCCGAACCATTGGCACCCAGCGCGGTATCGATGATCGTGGCGGCGTCGGTCAGGCTGGTGATGCCCCGGAAATCCAGCGCGGAAAGCACGACCGCACCGCCATCGATGGTAATGGACATGGAGCCATCGCTAATCGCCTGCAGCTGGTCGACGACGGTGGCCTCGGTGAGCTGGCCGCCGGTCAGAGTGGCGGCCGTAGCCGCGACGGATTCAGAGGCGCCCCGCCAGTACCCGGCCACCAGTACACCGCCCGCATTGATCGGATTGGGATTGGTGCCAAAGAAGGCGGTAGCGTGCTGATACATCTGCGAGTCGGTGCCGAAGTCCGTGGCCACGCTGGCAATATCGGTATAAAGCTCGAAACGGTTGGCAGAACTCAGCGGGCCGGTCTGTTGACTGGTCATGATCGCCACGACGTTCATATTATCGCGGGCCGCCGCCTCGCCCTGGGGCAGCAGTGTGACGGTGACCACATTGGTGATATTAGCCATTGACTATTCCCTCTTCATCTTGTATTTCGGTCTGCGCGGTATCAATGCGCAGGGTGTCAATCGTCACATCGGCGCTGATTTCCACAATCATTTCAATCTGCACCCGCTCGCCATATTGCTGCCCAGTGAGCGCTTTTAAATCCGTCGATCCGCTGGCGTGATAGGCATTGATGCCGAGGGTCCGTTTCAGCTCGTAGGCGGTTTGGGACTTCGCCAACAAACTAAAGTCTCTTGCCCGAGTGTAGGCCGAATCGCCGTAAAAATCCAGCGTAACAGATCCGCGCCACATCGACCCGAGTTTCAGCTCCTCGGCGGTCCCGTCGTAGGTCTCCATGCTGCCCACCGATGCGGCTGGTGCGAGCGCATCGACGACGATATATGCCATCTCAAGATCCTCGCGGCTGAAATTCTGCCGGCCGATGCGGATCAACTGCTCATCGTAGCCGAGCAGGTCGCGCACCAGCTTGGCGACGGCTATTAGGACCGGACTACTCACTGCTGCACACCTTCAAAGAATGGAAGGAGTGCCGGTTCGTAGTACATCATACTCGCCCCAATGGTTTTTGACGTCACCGCATCCAGATTCTTGAATTCGAGCAGGTATTGCGTCCCGCCGCCTTTCAATATCCACTCGTCCTGCCCCGAACTCTGGGTCCCACTAGACACCGGGTTGGATGATGCAGGCATATAGACCAGTCCTTTTTCAATGCCAGGGTCTACAACTGTCGGGGCATCGAGAACAGAAAAGGTTGGAACTATTATATCTTGATAATTATCGTTCCTGTTTTGACTGCTGTATGGGCTACCCGTCCCCGGGGTCAACGTGGCGTCTCTGAATAATCGGATCTCGATATTACCAGCGTTAGCTACAAATGCCTGCTGAATGAAATGGACGGTATTATCAGTCAGACCCGACATGTATGCAGTCGCGCCCCCTGCTAGCGTTAATTTTCGCTGAATAGAAAACATCGCGCCACGGTCTATAATGGAATGTAGTTTATCCAGCGTTATCCAGGCACCTGTTGGGTCTGTAGCATGCGCTAAATTGTCAGCCTCATTGATGGTCGTCCCATCTTCCTTAATCATGCGACCAGTGCGCGGTGCCAAATGCTTTAGCAATCTAAGTAAAGACGTAGACATTACCGCGGTCCTCGTTTCGTCTGCTCGGCGATGGCTTCGGTATAGCCATAAGCCTGCCAGTCGCCCGGCTCGATGATCTTGTAATCCTCACCGTCGTGTTCGATGAATTCGCCGGCACTCACTTGCTCGGTAGAATGGATGAGCAGATAGCGCAACGACCAGTCAATCTGATCGGGATTCAGCTTCTCTTTTTGCGCGGGCTGCACCACGGCGGTGATGCTGCGAGAGGTTACTATGTCGGCCGGCTCGAAATCGATGGTCATCTGCGTGACGGTTTTCACCGTGACCGGTATGGCCCATTCTGCCAGCGCGATGGATACATCAGGAAGCATTTCGCACCACCCATGTGATCGAGCTGCGCAGAATGCCCGTGTCGATCAGCGTTTGGCTTGAGCCCTTGGCCGCCGCAGTGGCTGGCTTGATCGGTTTCCACGCCCCGTAGCCCAGCGAGGTGAACGCGCCCTTGGATACGTTGGTGGCGATCACACCGATCCGCCCGAGCGCCACGTCAGCATCGCGGCCCTCGGCCACCGCCTCGAATTGCTTGGCGATGGCTTTGTTCAGGTCTTTGCGCTTGACGGCGAACGGTACGCGGAGGAAGGAGCGTTGCGGGATACCCCGCTGCGGTGCTCCGTATTCATGGATCGCCCCGATACGGATCACGGTCATGCCGTCACCGTATACCTTCCCGCCCACTTTGTCTTTGGGTAGCCCGACGAACACGGCCCGCTTTTTCGCCGCCTCGAGGGCGGTAGCAAAATCGGTCGTCCGCTTGAGCATCTGCGCTGGTGTGATCTTCTTCACACCGCCACCCCGCCGTGCCGATTCTTGGTCAACATCCAGAAGCGCTGCCCGTACTTCGTCGTGTTGAAGAAGTCGAACAGCGCACCGCCCGCATGTGATTGCGCCGCGAAACTGACCGACACGCTGCCGACTGACTTGGATTGCACCACCTGGCTGGCGCTGGAACTCGCAGCGGTCTCTTGCACGAGCAGATGGGCGACGAGATTTAAGATCGCCTCCTGGTCGCACGCGAGATAGGGCCGCCCGTAGTAGCACGGCCACACCGGTTCCAGAATCGGCAGATAGGTATCTACCGTCGCCGTGGCGAACTCCGGGAACCGCGCCTTGAAGTCGTCAATCAGCGCCACGATGTAGGACTCCGAGTCTGAGCATGTACTCGACTTTCGCCATGGTGCGCTCGTCG